ATGTTTTTGACGACAAAGATTAAAAATATTTCAATCTTTCTTACCACTGTACTTACCCTTTTTTGTATCTTTGCCGAAAATTATCGGATTATGTTTTTCTATCTAAAAGAGCCTAACGGTGACAAAGATACAATAATTATCATTCAGTACTACATCTCAGATGAAAAAAAAATATTTAAATACTCTACTGGGGAGGTAATTAATCCTATAGATTGGGATTTTAACGCTCGTATGCCAAAAAGTCGCAAAGGGGCTGATGGGGTGCGTTTGCGTAAAATAACCACCTATATTATGCAGTACAACGATTTATTGGTGACGCTTATTGATAACTTTAAATTGAATGGAGAAAAGATTACGCGGGATAAACTTAAAAAGGCTTTTGATGGCAGGTTTAAACCTGAAAAATCAAACGGTTTTGAGTATCTTACTGATTTTATAACTGATTTTATTTCTTCTATCAAAGGAACAATTAATAAGAATACAGGAAGAGAGTACAGCCAGTCTCGAATATATCTTTATAACCAATCTTGTAATGCTTTGATTAATTTTGAAAATTACGCTAATAAACGTATTAAAATTAATGAATACGATGCACAACTAAACGATGAGTTTGTAACGTTCTGTATAAATATACAAAAATATTCTGCTAATAGTGTTGGAGCATTTGTGTCTGTATTAAAAATATTTTTGCAAAAAGCAAAAGAAAGAGGACATACGATTGCTGATGATTTGAGTTCTTTCACTAAAACAAAGGAGGAAAGTATATCGGTAGCGTTGTCGGAAGATGAGATTGAAAGGCTGATTGCTTTTGATTTTTCTTATGACAGAAAATTAGAAAATGCACGTGATTTGATGATTTTAGGGTTGTGGACGGGGCTGAGGGTATCGGATGTAATGGCTTTGCCTGTAATTGACCCTGATAGTAAGTTTATTGAGGTGGAGCCTATGAAGACTCGGAATACTTCGGGAGCGAAGGTTGTTATACCGCTTCACCATCATATTAAGGAGATGATAAGAAAGAGAGGAATGCCTAAACCTATTATTGAGTGTAGTTTTAATAAGTTTATAAAAGAGGTTTGCAAGGCTGTAGGTTTTAATGATGATGTTGAGGGTATGCTGATGAACCCTAAAACAAAAAGAAAAGAGAGAGGGGTATTTAAGAAATGGCAGCTAATAAGTTCGCATACTTGCAGGCGTTCGTTTGCAACTAACTTATATCTGATGAATTTTCCAACGCTTTCAATAATGAAGATTACGGGGCACTCAACGGAAGCGAGTTTTTTAAAATATATTAAGGTTACGCCTAAGGAACACGCTGAAAAACTGTTAGCACATTGGGAGGCGTATTATAAAGAAAAAGCACCTAATTAGGTGCTTTTCTTAGTTACTTAAACATTTCCAACGCTTCATCTACCTCGTGCCTTTTGTATATGAAGAATGATACGGGGGAGTTGGTAGAATGCGGGGTATGGTATAAAAAAAGTTGAAAAATTTTTGTAAAAAAGTTTGCATAATTAAAACTTTTGCCGTATCTTTGCATCGTTAAATAATAAGACAGCGGGCGACTGGATAAAGATTGCCGAAAAGAAAATGAATACATTTGATAAAGTAAAACAGATTGCAGAGGCTAACAAAGAGGGGTTCACTATTTCACTGTTAGATTTTCAAACTCCTAAAAAGGGCTATTGTGTAGCAATGAAGATGACACAAGATAGTTTTGGAGATGAAGGACTTAAAAGAGTGATTGAGATTGCAAAGCAAAGTACCTATGTAGTGGGAGGTTGGTATGATAATCAGAGCAAGCGATTTTATTACGACTGTGTAATGATAGTAGAAGAGTTGCAAGCAGCACTATCACTGGGAAGGGCAAATGAGCAGTTAGCTATATTCGATATAGGGAATGCAAATGTAATTGAGTTGTAACAATGATAAGGGGAGGTAAAACTCCTCCCCTTTCTTTAAAATAATAGTAATATGAACATAATAAAAGCAGTACATAAGATTAAGGATTTGCTATCAGTAGAGCAGTTGGAAAGGTTGGAGCAAATGGCATTGCAGTATCAGCGGTATGCGCGGATATTCTTTAAAATAATGGCTCTTAATAAAGAAAAAAATGAACTTGTGATTGCGGTATGGCAGGAACGCAGTCCGGCTGATAATTACTTAGACGAGGCGGCATTGATGGAACGTGCACGGGGACTTTTTGCGCCTTTGTTTGAGGGCTGGGACTTGAGGATTGGAGCAACAAAATACATAGAGGCTCCTGCTCAGGTGGTAACGCCGGAATGGATACAGGAGAGAATGAACCGCTATAAGGTAGGTAATAAGCAACTGGTAAAAGATTTGGGGCTGGCAAAGGCGGAGATTTCAGCACTGGTGAACGGACATAGGGAGATGGGAATACGAACGAAGGGTCTGTTTTATTATTACTTTAAGAGCCTCGCTAATAATTAATGACACTAAAAAAACACCTATTGCAGTAGGTGTTTTTTTTGCACGCTATTTTAGCGTGCTTTTTTTGTCTAAAAAATGAAATACAAATAATTAAGAATGCAAGCGTATCACATTGCAAATGTAGGTATTACTTACATAAATGACTGCTAACATAAATTAGCAACACGCTGCTGCCTTTATCATTAATTTTGCAAATGTAATGAAACAAAATGCAATGAAAAAGTATCAGTTTAGGGCAAATCCGGAGTATAACCAAGCGAGCGCGCAACAGATTGACGCTGAAAAAGGCGTTATATATGGTGTTGTATTGGCTCAAAAGGGATTGAATAAGAATGGGACGTACTTTTCGGAACGTTTTCTAAATGAATTGAAGGATAAAGGCGAGGAGCGCGGCTACATTAAGGCACGCTTTGGGCATCCTACGATGTGTAATAACTCGTTAGGCTCTTACATTGGCAGGTATAAGAATTTTAAGGTAGAGGACGAAAAACTTTTTGGCGACTTGTATCTGGACGACATTACAAAAGATACGAACGTGGAGGGGCGTGGCATTACGATGTATGATTACATTATGCGAATGGCACAAAGCAACTCGGATATGTTTGGTAATTCGATTGTGATTTTAGCAAATTACGTAATTGAAGAGTACGAGGAGGGCGGGGAAAAGAAAGAGGCTGATGGGCACGAACTTGTGGAATGGATTTCATCGGACTTGGTGGATGACCCTGCGGCTACTGATAGTCTTTTTCATTCAGCAGATGATTTGGGGGTGAAAATCACGGATTTTTTGGACGAAAACCCTCAAATATTTGAGATTTTAGAGAAAGAACCTAAGATATTAGGGGATTTTTTTAGCCGTTACGAGGCTTATTTGGGTAGAAAAAACAATAAGAAGAATATGAAAAAAGGTGTTTTTGCACGTGCCTTAGTGGCAATGTTTGGTAAATCATTATTTGATGTGGATTTGACGCTGGCAAATGGTGATATTATCACGGTAGAAACAGAGGCTGAAGAGCCTGCTGTAGGAGATAAGGTGAAGCAAAAGACGGACGGAGGCGAGGATGCTGATAAGCCGCTTGCTGATGGCGATTATTTGCTGAAAGACGAACGTACCCTTGTAGTTGAAGGGGGTGTGATAAAGGAGATTAAGGAAAAAGAAACTCCTAAAGACGAGGGTAAAGAGTCTGACAAGGGAGCGAGTGCTGATGATGAATTTGCACAAGCGGTAATGGAAGGCTTCAATACGTTGGCTGAAAAAATTACTGCAATGGAAAAGAGATTTGCAAGAATTGAGAAAACGCAAAGCAAATTTGAAGTGAAAGACGAGGGCAGCGTAAGTAATGCAACTGCTGAGGGTAGTAAGAAAAAATTCAGCATCGAGGATATAAAGGCGAGAAAGGAGTCTTACAAAAAGTAATGTAAAAAAATAAGGTGAATTATGGCACAAACGAAATTAAAAGATTTTATCAAAGAGCAGGAGCGCACTAAGGAGTATATCAAGGATATTAAGGACTTGGTGGAGGAGCGTTCGCTGGGTATGGCTGACACTAAGGCAGCGATGACCATTGTAGAGGGCGTTACAACTGAAACTGAATATGGTTACTATGGGGCTGTAGAGGGTGTAACGCGTAAGGATACTGGTTGCGGTATGGAACCCACTCCTTTTGATGTGCCAGTACGTACGGGCTGGTGGAAACCTGTATCGTTGAGGGCTACTATATCAGAATGTTATAGTACGCTTGAGAACTCATTCCTGCAATGGGCAAGAGTGAAGGGTATTAAGAAATTGCAAATTCAGGACACAGATTTTGTAAACTTCTTAGCAGAACGATTTGGGAACGCTATACAAGCGGACTTTAATAAGTTTGCTTTCTTTGGAAACACTCAAGCGAGCAATGTAGGTTCGGGCAGTGGTAGTGAGAATTTGAAAACAGGGGTAGCAAAAGAGAACTACAACGCTATAGATGGTTTATACACTCAATTCTTGAAGATGGTAACTACTGACACGAGTAAGCGTGTAACAATTGCAGAGAATGCTCAGACGACTTTTGCAGCACAAAAAGCGTTAGCAAGGGATACAGCATTTAATGCTTTTACAGCACTTTTGGACGCTGCAGACCCTTTAACCTTTGCACAAGGAGCGCAGCCTATATTCTTGGCTACTCACTCGATGGTAACGAACCTATCGAGGTACTTAAGAAGTGAGTACAAGAACGAACTAACGCTTACTAAGATGGAGGGCGGTTATGAGGTAGCAGAGTTTGAAGGCGTGCCTATTGTAACGCATCGCTGGTTTGATGAGATTATCCGTAGGGATTTCAGCAACGGTACTAAGTGGGATAACCCTCACCGTGTAATATTGTTGGATAAATCGGAATGCCAGTTGGGTATCGATTCTGATAGTTCTTTGAAAGATATCGAAATAGAATACATAGGCGGTAAAGATGAGCACGTGTATTTGAAGGCGGCTTACAGTATGGACTTTCAACGTGTGATTGGTACTACTGGGGCGATGGCGATTTAAGAATTAGCAAATTTGTCAATTAGCAGATTAGCAAATTTGCTAATTGACAAATTAATAAAATAACAAATTAATATTGAATTATGGCACAATGTGTTAATGTATTAAGTAAGGATTTGACCTTTGATTGTGATGATAAGGTGAAGGGTATTGAGAAGCGCATATTGCTTATCAATAGGGCTGATATTGACTTTGCTGCAACTACAATTGAGGCTGACAAAAATAAAATGAATACGCTGGTGCTGAAGAGTGGCAAAACGGGGTATTTTTTTGATAACTTCAAAGAGACACATATATCGGAGAGTATTAAGCCGGAGATTTCAGATGATGATTACAACGGCTATAAGCACTCAATAGGTATTACTGTGTATGGCAAAAGTGCTGATGATTATGCACAAATTGACCAGTTTGTAAACGGTGCGCAATTGGTTGCGGTGATTGAGCACAAAGCAAAAGGGGCAAGCAGTTTTGACGTATTAGGCTTCTTTGTAGGATTAGAAGTAACAGAGGGCGAAGGTCGTACGAATGGCGGGGCGTTTAAGTTCACTATATCTACCCCTGCTAATCAGAAAGAGCCTAATGTAGCCCTGAAGTGGCTTGAGACTGATTATGCAACTACTAAGGCTAAATTTGACAAGAAACTGGCTGATTAATTAGCAAATTAGCATACTATGATTTTCACTGAAGAAATATTAAAAGGGCTGATAAACGGTGGTTATGATAAGGCGGTGAGGGAGGACAAAGAGACCTTCATCGCCTTTTATGCTTACTTGTTTGGCAGAGATAACCTCTGTGAGAGTTGCCCTCAGAAGTTGCGCGGCTACTGGGATAGACTGTGTAATGAAGGGATTGACAAACTTAATAAAATGAATGTTATGGCAAAGAAAGAACAAAACACACAAGAAGAATTAACTAATGAGCAAATTAGTGAATTAGGAAGTGAAGTAACTCCTTCATCAGAAGGAGAACAATCGGTTAAGGAGGAAGATAGTAATGAGCCTTGCAAGTTTAGATTGCGTGCGGGTATTACTTCGTTAGCTATGGATTTTGGTAGCGGGGAGTTTTTTAACAATGATACGCTAACGAATGAGATTGCGGTACGATACCTTAAGATTAACCCTAATAGGATTGCGAACTTTGATTTGTATCCTGAGAATTGGAAAGAACTCATTAAGTAACATTATCAATTGACAATTAGCAATGGCAAGGCTGAAGGCGATAGAGTTGGCAAAAGAGGACAGGAAGACAAATAGCGAGAAGTTTAAAGGATTTCCGTATTTGGCTAACGGTCAGAATAACGATTACCCGACAATCATTGAGCAGTTGGTGGCAGGTTCGCCAACGGCTCGTGCTTGTGCAGGGGTGATTGCTGATTTTATATACGGACGGGGATTTGCATTGGAGATTGAAAGGCGTGAGCAAGCAAGGTCGCAAGGGGTCAGATTTAGAAAAGACGTGTTATTTGTGAATGATAAACGGGAGACCCCTAACGACTTGCTGAAAAAGGTATCGAGGAGCATCGCTATGCACAAAGGGGCATTCGTACACGTGAATTATAACGGCTTCTATGAGAAGACAAGCGTGCAGGTATTGCCGTATAAGAATTGCCGTCTGGGGGCTAAGGATAGCAGTAGTTATAGGGGCAAAGTGCTGGTTTATAACGACTGGGATAAGATAACGAATGCTAAGGATAAGGATAAGAGCGTGGTGGCGATTGACCGGTACGACCCTCGTCCGGAGGTGATAGAAGCACAAGTGGCAAAAGCTGGTGGTTGGGATAAGTATAAGGGGCAAGTGTTTTTCTTAAACCTTGATAGGAATGATACCTACCCGTTGGCGTGGGCTGATGTAGTGCTATTGGATTGTGAGAGTGAACGACTATCAGGGATATTTACCCGCAATGGCTTTAAGAAGGGATTTTTTGGCACTTATTCATTCGTTACGCTACCGATGGAGAGTGAGGCGGAACGTGAGGATTTTAGGAATGAACTTAAGAAGAGCATAGGCGTAGAGGCTGAACAATCGGTATTTCACTTTGAGACAGAAATGCAGGGCGATAAGCTGGAGAATAGCGTGCTTATTAAGCCTATTGAGAGCAATATCAAGGCGGATATGTTTCAGTACGCTGATGAGAAGACGGCTAACAATATTCGCAAAAGTTATGGTAATGTACCCCCTGTACTGATTGATTATGTGGAAGGCAAACTTGGTAACACTTCTGGGGAGAGCCTTAAGGAAGCACGTATTTTTATGCAAGAGCAAACGCAAGAGGAGCGACAAGATGTGCAGGAGATGTTTGAGGAGTTATTCGATGGCTTTGTAAGGGATATTTCGGCAAATGGGCTTTTTGAAATTAGCAAATTAGTAGATTAGCAAATGAAGTTATTGGTAAATAAGCAGGAATGCAGCAAGTATTTGAGCGTTTCGCTCTTCAGAAAGGAGGAGGATTTCAACCGGTTTATAAGGGAGGCGCAAATGTTTGACCTTAAAGGACTGGTTTGCGAGTCTTTTTTTCAAGATTTGACAAGCGAGACACCGGTAAGGGATTATACCTTGTTGCTTGAGGGAGGTATGTATACCTTTGAGGGCAAAAAGTACGAATTTGCAGGGTTAAAGGCGGTTTTGGCGTACTTTGCATACGCGCGGTATATATTCGTGGGGCATCAAGTTGATACGCCAATGGGGATTAAAGTGAAAGAAAATCAGGACGGGGAGACGATAAGCCAAACAGAACGGCGTGATGTGCGAACGATGTACAAGCAACAAGCTGATATGCTGTGGGAGGACTGTAAGCGATACCTTGAGAGGACTGCGTCTAATATAAGCGATTGTAATGATGGTTGTAGTGAACGTAATAGAGCATATAAATCAAGAATGAGAATGCAACTGATATGAGATGTACATTAGGATTAAAAGATATTAGTACGGATTGTGGTTATAAGCCCCTGAAGGGGGTGAAGCACAGAGTGCTAATGATTAGATATGAAGATGTAGATAGGGTTCGCAGCGTTGTAGGTTATGGTACTGCTACAGTAGACTTGTATCTGAAAGGAGGCAAAAGCGGTAGTATGTTAGAACTTCAGGAATATTATAAGATTAATGGAGTTATGCGCTATAATAGCGGGGTGTACACTCAGGAGATAACAATACGCATAGGAGACACTCGCAATACTAATGAATGTGTACAAGCGGTTAGCGCATTGAGTAATGGTACGTGGGTAATGGTTGTAGAAACTATCAATGGAATATTTGAGGTGTTAGGATTTGGGGCCGGATTGGTACTAACTTCAGCAACTCGTGATTATAACACTAATGGGGTATCTGTAACATTAAACACTCCATCAGGACTAACAGAACGACAAATGGTATTAGTGTGGGCATCAGAGGGAATTGATGGGACACAGAAGCGTAATCGTTTTGATAGCGGACTTTCGGAGAGAAAACGAAAGATATTTGATTTTTCTTTTGATAATACGTTTGAATAAAAAAATGATATGGGAAGTTTAGACAATAATATTAGACTTATAAGGAATGAAACAGTAGAGGGAGGTAATACTAAGGAACGTATCGCTGAAACTTTTGATAATATCGTTGCTGAATTAGGGAAGAAAGTAGATAAAGTAGCCGGAAAAATACTATCTTCCAACGACTTTACTAATGAATTACGTCAGAAATTAGAGGGATTGCAACAGGTAGATATATCCCTATTGCTACCTCGTGGTAATTTTACAGGTACGGCTCAAGATCTTAAGGACTTGATAGATGGGATTACTCGCATCTTACAAAGCCCCGATACCGAGTTGGACGAACTACGTGAGATAGTAGCCTATATCAAGCAAAATAAGCATATCCTTAGCACGCTTGGCATTAACAACATTGCAGGCTTAGAAGAGGCATTAGCTAATAAAGCCGACAAAGACCACAACCACGATGATAGGTACGCACCTATAACCCACCATCATAACGAGTATGCTCACCGCACACATAGGCACAACTGGGATGATATAGACGGAAAACCCAATAACCTTGCTACTACTGAGAATGTTAAAACAGCAATTGATGGGATACAAATAGGAGGAAGGAATTTAATTCTCAATAGCAAACAAAAAATAACTAAAAATGAATATGCTATTGCAAGTTTTCTTTTGTCAGAAGAACCTAAAGAAAATGAACAGGTTACTTTTACTTTAAAAGGAGAATTAGGAGCTGGGAAAAGTGGTTTTAGGTTATATAATAAGAGTGGCTATCAAGAGTTATGTATTTTACAAGATAAAGGGAATGGTATATATCAGCAAACATTTAATTGGAAAAAAGACCCTACAAACCCTCTCTTAGTTGTTATATATGTTTTTCATCAAAATGTAATTGTAAATAGCACCATAGAATGGATAAAACTTGAACGTGGAAACACTCCTACAGATTGGAGTCCTGCTCCTGAAGATTTTATTACTCCCAAAGAGGTTATGCATAAGATTACCCGCACAGGGTATGAGGTAAGTACTGATACGGTTATTCCACAAGCCCAACAGAATGATACTATCTTTGTTAAGGCGAGTTGTACGCTTGGTTTGCAGAATATAGAGCATTTAGGTAGTGTATCATTCATTAAAACATTCGATACTGGTGCAGTAACCTTTACTTGTGCAGGAAAAAACATAATATATCCTTTTGATAATACATTCAACGGGAAAAAAGGCTCTACTGCTGTGGTTAGCATTCACAATAATGACTGCTATATTCGTATTAGTAACGTTTAATTTAATTCAATATGAAAAATATATTACAAAATTTAAAAGGACAAGACAAATTAAAGCACAGCAAGTGGGGGAATATTATTCTCTTACTTACATTCACCGCATCACTAATATTTCTCAATGTATGGCAGGCATTGTGCAGTGCCTTCTTGGTGTTGTTATGCGCGGCTCTTAGCAAGGAGCTATACGACAAATACATAAAGAAAACCTTTATCGACTGGTACGATATAGTAGCCGCGTTTATCCCTTATCCCATAATTAAACATATACAGAAGCTATGAATGCAATACAATTCTTTGATTGGGGATTTGAGAATAAAAAAGCTAAGGAAAATCGTCTGAAGAAAGAATCAGATAAAATACTCAATGAACTACGCACCGCTCCTGTAGATAGAAGTTGGTACTACCGAAAAGGTGAGTATTGGTATAAATATACATATGGTGTGGTATATCACCAATCTTTTTCTTGTAAAGATATAAACGAACTTGAATATGACGAATTAGTACCATATTTTAATAGTGGAAATATTCTTTTTTTAAAAGATTGTAAAGCAAAAAAAGTTGTTTTAAATCATATTTTAGGGAAAGTAAGACAGGTAGATTTTATACCTTTTGCAAAACAAATAGAAAAAATAACAATTCCCAATTCGTTTGAAATATATAACGACGGGGCAACTGAACAAATACTTTTAAGAGAAAAAAATAATACAATGAATAATACTCTTATTAATTGTTATGCATTAGAAAAGAAAAAAATAATAGATAAAATAGTAATAGAATAAACAATGATAAACTATATATTACAAGGCTTCGGCTTCACCGGTTGGCGAGACTTTATTAACTCAAGTTTTGGGCATATTTTTTCAGTAAACTTCATAGCTGTTGATGTGGTAGTCTCAGCCTTTATAGGTTTGGTTCATTTCCTTTTTGGATTCAATCACTTATTCCTTGCAGCTTATGTGGTGCTGATACTCTTTGAGTGGATTACGGGGGTATTAGCAGCATTTAAGCGTGGTGAAGAGCACGAGAGTCGCAAATTCGGGCGTATGCTACTGAAGATACTTACTTACTTGGTGCTGATATATGTACTCCATACCTTCTCGGCTAATATTAATTTTCCAGTGTTAGGTGATTTTGAGTTCGACCCTTTTCACTGGCTGTACTGGGTGGTATTGCTTGCTATTATATGGCAGTTAGTAGTGAGTTTATTAGAGAACTTGGATTGTTTAGGGTTTAGGTTCGCTGGAATACTGCTGAAGATTATCAACAAAAAATTCTTTAAGATGTTTGACCTTACAGAAGAAACTGAAAATACTAATACTTAATTATTATGACAGCAAAAGAATTTATACAGACTTATAAGCCGTTTGCGCTGGAAAGTGAACGCAAAACGGGCATTTCGCATTTATTTATTTTAGCACAGGCTGCCTTAGAGAGTGCTTGGGGGAAGCGAGCCCCTGGATATAACTTTTTTGGAGTGAAGGCAAGAAGCGGCACGCCTGCTGATAGTAAGCAATTGCTGCTTACTACAGAGGTATTAGATACGCCAACTGCTAACCCTCAAAAATTTCCGAAGATTATTAGCATTACACAAAGGCCTGATGGGAAGTGGTTGTATAGGGTGAAGGACTGGTTTATGAAGTACTACACTGTAGAGGAGGGTTTTACTGACCACGCTCAATTCTTTTTTAGGAACAAAAGATATGCAAAGGCGTTGGAGGTAAAGGATAATCCTTACAGATTTGCTGAAGAAGTGGCGAAGGCAGGTTATGCTACGGCTCCTGATTATGCTACAGTGCTTAAGAAAACAATTAAAATGTTAGAGAGTTATGGTTAGGATAGTATGGTTATTATTGGCGTTTCTGGCCCTTGTGGGGTGTAGGACACGAAAAGAGATAACGAGTGAACATCAGCACAAGGTGCAAAAAGAGCGGTTTATACACTATAAAGACAGTGCGCTGATATTGTCGCAAAGGCTTCAGCAGTTGGATTTTCTGGCTTTTCAGGATTGGTCGGTAGAGATTGAGAGCGATAAGGATAGTGTTGGTAACAGCAAAGAGTTAGTATATTACCGTATTCGTGATGGTGATAATGAAACTATTAGGGTAAGTGGTGGAAAGGTGAAGATTACGACTAAAAGCAGCCTATCCAATAGCTTAATAGAGGCGAATACTACCCTTACTAATACGATTACTCAGAAGACTGACGAAAAACGATATACGAGCACAGATACGGCTTTTCTTCATAAAACAAAAGAAGTGAAAGGAATAGTAATAAGATGGTGGTGGGTGGTGGTTGTGCTGCTGGCTATGTGGATTGGTTGGCGATATAAGGTGTTTCGGTTTTAGTTAGTGAAAGAGAAAAAGGCTATTAGCGTTGTGCTGATAGCCTTTTTTGATTGGTGATTAGTTAGCGATTTACTACTCTGATATGCTTTTATCATCAGTGTTTTGACCATTGATAATAGCGGTACAAGTATCGTGAATGTGCTTGTAGAGCTCAATATCTGAAGGTTGGAAATTTTCGTTTTGGATATTGAAGCCTTGAGCGGTTGCTGTACCCTGAATGGGGGTTGCGTATTGGTTGCTATCGCTGGCACGAGTTGCTGAAAAAGCGACTGCTGTAGGGGTAGTGTCTTTTTCGTTTTCGTAGAAGTAGGTGATAGTAACACCTTGCACGGTTTCTTGTGCTGTAGTACGGGTTGTTTGTTGAATGATTTGCATATTATTTGATTAATTTTGAGTTTTAAATTAAGAATTACGAGATATTACCATTGTATAATAATCTCCTGAATAATATCTTACTTTTATAGCATCTCCTCTTGCTAAATCTACATAACCATTACCTCCTCCAAAACGGTTGCCATCATTATCTAATAGGTAACCTCCTTCTATACCTGATAGGCGTATTCGTTTACCGCCTACAGAGTGTGATAATGCAATAGTGATTTCAAAGGATAGTGATAGGTTTTCGCGAGTTATATTTTGAAATCCAAATTTATTTAAAATACTAACAACTATAGATGCGTTTGGTAAATATATCTCTCTGAAGTTTGATGCTACATCGCTAAATATAAATATATTGGTAACTCCTAACCATTCGTGTATAGTACCTGAGTCGGCTACACCTGTATATACGTATTCAAATAACGAATTAGCTCCAAATGAAACAGTATCACCATATATGGTTTGAGCGCGGTTGTTTTTATAACCTAAAGAAACATCTATTTCATCATTAGGGTGTGGTGGTACTGATAATATTTGACCTGTAAAACTACTTAAATTATATTTTGATTTTGGATAAAGAGGTTTTCTGCTAATAACGTTCATCGATTCTGTTACTCCAGTTACACTTCCAGCTACTCCACCTATAGCAGTATATATACCTCTATCATCTTGACGATATATTATACCTCTACCTCCGTAGTAAGTGCCTCCGTTTACATTTTCACCTTTAATAGTCTCTTTCCCATTTACAATTTCTCTTTCCCAATTTCCTGAATATAAAACTCCTAAAAGTTCTAAATTACCACTTATTTTACCACTTTGTGCTTCTATTTGTCCTGATATGTGGGCGTTGGTAGCCCATAGTTCTCCGTTATCATCTACTCTGAAGGGGGCTTGTTCTTTTTGTGAATAAGGCTTTCCGGCAAAGAAACGTATAGAATTATTAGCTAATCCTGCCCCATTAATACCTGCATTGCCGCCTAATGTGTTCCCGACGGTGAGTGCGCCTGTGGTGATGGTGTTTTTTACGATTTCTGTACCATTAGTATAGTTGGCCCCTTTGCTAAATATACCATTGATGTACTTAACATTTGCTTTTTCGGCTTCGGTGAGGTTCATTGCGTTTTTGTCAATGATACCTAAATCTACCATTGTATCCCATACATCTTCAGGAGCGGGAGTCCAATCGGTGGCTTTGTTGCCTTTTTCAAGTTTTATCCATTCTATGGTACTATTTACAATTACATTTTGGTGAAAAACATATATAACAGCTAAGAGAGGGTTTGTAGGGTCTTTTTTCCAATTAAATGTTTGCTGATATATACCATTTCCTTTATCTTGTAAAATACATAACTCTTGATACCCTCTCTTATTATATAACCTAAAACCACTTTTTCCAGCTCCTAATTCTCCTTTTAAAGTAAAAGTAACCTGTTCATTTTCTTTAGGTTCTTCTGACAAAAGAAAACTTGCAATAGCATAATTATTATTAGTAATTTTATTATTACTTTTCAAGATTAAATTTCTCCCACCAACATTCAATTCATTTACCTTTTGCTCGGCAAATGTTTTGGCTTGCTGGAGGTTTTGTTGTAGTTGTAATATGCGGGCTTGTTGTTCTGCCGTTATTGCTAATCCTGCTTGCTTATTGGCTTCGGCTATGGCTTGGGCTTTGGTAAGTTCGGAATGGCTGCGTGCGTAGGCTTCGGTAGCGGTTTTGGCGGCCGATATGGCTTGTGTGCGGGCTTGTTGCTCGGTTTGTAGCATACCACTAACAGCACTATTTATTCCTTGTGGTGTGCCATTGATGATTTTAGTAGCTATTTCAGCAAAAGGAGCTGTACTACCAGCAGACGTATAAACCTCTATGCCATTGCCTTTGCCTATATTAGGAATACCTATAAGAGCATAAGGCAATCGCCAAGTGAAAGATGTTGCAGGAATACCTGCACCACAACGATATAGGGCGCTCATAAGAGCTTCGTTATTACCTAATGCATCAAAAGAAGCTAATGCAACTATTACATCACTATTTAGACTATTAAGTTTATTAGCAAGCTCGGTGCGCCCTTCATCACTACCATGAATATAATAAGACTGCTTGAATATGACTTGTAGGTCGGAGCGGCGAATTACAGCAAGTTGTAAGCCGCTTGATATTATATTGAATATATACTGACCATTAAGTTGAATAATAGCGTTAGCACTTCTGTCTAATCCTGTACCTCGTAGGTATATTTCGCCTTTGTTGGTGTATTCTTTAAGTTTGGTTTCTAAAGTGGTATTTGTGTCGTTGGTGTATTGTTTTAGTTTAGTTTCTAATGAGAGTAAATCAGGATTTACAAGCTGCTTTATTTCGGTTTTGTTGCCGTCTGTGATTTGTAAGTTGGCTTTGATGATGATTTCTTTGTCTAATAGCTGGATAAACTGTTCTCCATTCCCTGAGCTGATTTTACTGGTTACTATTTGTCCGCCGGTGATTTCGGTAAAGCCGTTGAGCTGGGCTATTCCTCGCTCACCATTGTACTCTGAATTGACGGTGGCATATAGGAAATGGTAATAGCCCGCTACTTGCTCTATATCTATTTTGTTTTCGGATAGGATAAACTCGGCTGTCTCTACAACTTTGCTTGCTTTGATGTATAGGTAATAGGTTTTTGCCTTATCGTCTAATCTACCTGATACAAAGGCTGGTGCGTACCAATATTTATAGTCAGCTGCTGAATAATTGGGCTTAATGTCGGTTGTACCTAATGCGTAGTGCTTTATCCAACCGCTGCCTGCGTTGAGTTGCTTGTTGTTTCTATCAAAGTACAAGGTATGAGGTACGGTGATAGGGTTGGTCTTATTGGCCACAAAGGCAAATTGCCCTGACTTGTTGCCTACCAATGCCATCATCGTTTGTACGGTGGCAGGAATGATGCTCTTGGTGTATTCGGGGAAGGCTTCTTCTATCTGCTTAATGGTCTCTAAGGCGTTGCGCCAGCTGCGTTTGGTTTCGGATAGGGTACGCTTGTTGAGTTCGCCGAAATATACTTCTTGGTTTTGGAGTTTGCGTATTTCGGTGGCGAAGGACTGCCCTTGTACCTTGTTGGATAGCTCTATTTGTGGGCTATAAGGGTTGTTTACATACTCTTTGAGCCCTACGATGCGAATGGCTACGGGGGTGCGCTGAAACTCGGTATCGGAGAAGTGGATATAAGCACCCATTTTGAGGCGACCTCCTACATTAGTCCATTGCTTTTTAGCCCATATGCCGTCTAAATCGCCAGTGAAGGTGAAGAGGTCGGCGCGGTTTTCGTATAGGTATTTGCAGGCTTCTTTCATCATCTCCCAGCTGGCTCCTGATTGGGTGGCGTTGTCGCAAATATAGGCATTAGGCATTTGCATATTATAGACGGAATACTCATCGCCTATGGCTGGCTTGAATATATCATTTGGCATTGTTACCCCGTCTTCTTCTTTTGGGACAAGCTGAAAGCGTTTTTGGGTATGGTCGTATTTCTGTACTTCAAACTCACGTCCTGAAAGCATACCGCTTTCAAAGTAGATAAGCATCTTTTCGCCATTGATGCGCATACCCCAAAAGTTGAGGGCTTGGGGTATGGTGGTATCGGTAAAGTCGTAGAAGTGTTTGGCTTTATCTACTTCAATGACTGCTGAAACCCTTCCTTTGCGCTTGGGGTATATATGCGAAAGGTCGAGGCTTTGTTCGTTTATAAAGCCGTTATTTTGGGCGTTCTTGATAGCTATTGATAGCCCTTTGTCGTCCGAAACGAAGGTTACGCCTTCATACACGTACTCTTGTGATTTTGGCAGTAATAGTTCTTTATTGCCGTACTTGGAGCGGTCGATATTGCGTTCGCCTCCTTGTACATATAGGCGTGTGATGCGGCTTTGCTCAGTAGTACGGCTTACACCTGTTTTGAAGCCTTTGCCTTTGCCGTATTGGAGGGGTAGTGGATTGTTCTTGAAGTATTCTACCTTGCGGAGGTGTATGGTTTTGCCGATAATTTCGTATTCGGTCTCAAAGGCTTTGGCTATCATATCTAAGGCTTCGAGGCAGTTGTTGTGATTGTAAGATATGAGTTTTTCGGAGGCTTCAATAGTAGTTCCTACCTGCCAACCGCTATCTATCATATTGAGGCAATCTACCAATATCTGAATATGGTAGCGTGGTGAGGCTGTGAAGGGGAATTTTAGGGTTTTATCGTTGGGGTTACGAAACTTGTAATTCTTGAGATTTGCGCCCTCGCTGTCCATAGTGAGGGTGTACTCGAAGTGGTGGGTGTTATGCTTCACTACCTTGGCGGGTTGATTGAGTGTGTACCGTTCTCCTTGGAACTCGCACCACGCACCGGTAGGAATGTCGGTATAAGTGGGTAATGAAAAGTATAGGGTGAGGGTATGCTCGCCCATTATAGAGCGATAACGGTAACTCTCATCAGTAGGGAGTATATCGAGGCGAGTGGTATTGAAATTGATTTGCATAACTTTGAATTACAAGTGATGCAAAGGTACGTTAGTATTGATAGGATATTAGCAAGGTGGTTTGACAATTATTTGACATTTTTAGACGAGGACGAAGGTAAGGGTAAATTCTACCTTAAGGGTATTGCCGATAAGCAGTGCATTCTTGACGCTTGCTTTTTGGTAGATAGCTTTAAGTTCTTCCCCTCCAAAAGAGGGGGGAATGTTAATGGTTCGTTCGCCTTGTTTGGAAAGGTTGTATAATAGGGCGTCATATAGCTGCCAAAAGGAGGCGAGAGGCTGACTGATATAGCAATGTAGGGTAAGAGTGCGCTCTTTGAAAGTGTTAGCGTGCTGGGCGTATTGTACGCCTACAAGGGTATTGCTGGTGGTGGTGAGGTGCTCTTTTACCTCGTAGGTGGGCAGGATGGTGTTTTGATTTTCCTCAAGTAGATAAATGCCATACTTGGATAGATCTGTACCGTCTATAGTGAAGCCTGAAGGGGGCAGGGTGGCATTGGGGGCGGTATAGGTGTAGCCTTGTAAGGGCGTATCATTGGTGAGGGTAATATCAGTAGTGATATAGCCTTGTTCGGTTTTGGTTTTTTGAGCGGATACGAAGCGGAGGCGAAAGGTTTTGCCTAACTCTTCAAAATGAAAATCGTTATAGGTTTGAGCGGTTAGGAAGGTTATGAAGGGGGTGTAATGGGTTGCCTTGCTGATGAAGGTGAGGGTGTACTGCTGGGCATCGAGTACGGGGGTGCTAGTGTCGTACTCTTTGCCATAGTACTCTGCCCATTCGTTTGAGGGTAGTTTTTTAAGCGGGGGGTAGCAAAGAAGGTCTTTGTAATTGGTGTCTAAAAGGTGGGTTTGGTAGGTGGTTTGTATGTCAGTGTTATTTATTTTCATATTTTTGTTGTTATTTAGAAATATTGTTGTATCTTTGCGGTGCAAAAGGGTATTAAGAACTTTTGCCGCGAAGCGAGGGTTATAAGACCGTCAATTCGCTACCAGAGTAGAGCCTTAATAATCAGCGCAATGATTGTTAAGGCTTTGCTTATTTTAGGCTGTTTAGTTTTTTGATTACTTCTAAGTAGTTTGTTAGCAGTTCTTCTTTTGTAAAGGTTATTGCTTTATTTTGATGCACAAAGTATATTTCTTCTAACCAATTGCTATTTTTAAAGCTCATTATTTTTCCTTTTAGGTTTTTGGTAATATCCTGAGATTTCCAATCTTCAAAGTTGGTTATGTCAAAAACAACGCTTCCTTTTTGTGCATTAGCTCCATTTATTTGTTTCTTTACCTTGTCTAAATGGCTTTTAATGCTGGTATATGAACTCGTTTCTTTTCTATCGGCAACAAGTCCGTTTATTTCATATTCAGGGTTTTTGATTTGCACTATATTGCTATCTATGTGAGGACGGATATTTACATTCTTTCCTAACTCATCGGCTATAATTTTAGCAGTTGCTATGTTCTTTTCTAAGTCTTTGTTATCGGCATAAGGACTTACTTGTACCATTGCCTTGTTTTTACCCTCATATATTTTTTTGTAGGGTGTATTGAGTTTTTGCAGCTCTTGTTCTTTTATTGAATTACTCGTTACTAACCCTTTATTAGCCTCAATAAAATAGGGCTTTGTTTTCCAATTCTTGAAGCGGTCTTTGTTGTCGGTTAGCCATTGCTTGTAGTTGTTGGGTACTTCGGCTACGTAATTAGACGAACTTTCAGGGGGCAGAGTTTCATCGGCTTTGAGTTCCTTGATAAGCTCTTCATCGGTTTTTAGCAGGGTGATGATATGACATTTGCAGCCTACGTGCCAGCCGTGAAAATGGAAAGTTTTGGGATATTTGCCTTTCAGCTCATCGCACATATCATAGACTTTGTGCTGCGGTGATAGGCGTACCTCGAAGCCTACAATATCAGGGTTTTGCTGTATGCGCAACCAATCGGCGGACTTATAGGCTACATTGATTTCATTGCTGGTAAGGCGCAAGGCGTTTTTATAGGCACTTCGGTACACTCCTTGCCCAGGGTGATAGTTTTGGGCGTTCTTGCTTAGTACAAGGTTGCTGTACTGGTCTCTGACCCTACGGAATAGGGCGGTGGGGTTATTGAGCAGGTTGCGTACCTCTCGGCTTAGCTGTACCGCGCTTTTGCCTTCTTCTAATGATACAGATAAGGCGAGTTCTATTTCGGTTTGTGCTTTTTTAGCAATATCCCATACTCTATCTGATATGGTAAAGTCTTTAATCTTACGCACTTTGAAGGCTTCGAGGGCTTCAAGGTTCTTATATTTGGTTACTCCTGCTCTTAGTAGTTGGTCCTGTTTGCTGTTGGCAAAAGCCCATTCATTGGTGATACCTTGCTTTATGATTTGGTCTAATTGGTTGCTGAAATTATCTAATTCCTTATCAAAGGCTTTTCCTTTTTTGGTGGAAGCAAAAGCAAATAATGTACTTGCGATGAGTTCCTTATAGTCGGTTTTGAGGGCTATAAAGACGGCTGTACCTACAAGCTGGTAAAACAATCGTTCTACCTGTTGTAGGTATGCCATTAGGTGCTTTCTATGTTGCTCATCGTAATTCATTAGATAGCGGCTTCATTGAGGTTGTTATTCTCCTCGTCTTTGATTTGCTGTAGTTGGGCTTCAGGGTCGGTAATGCCGAAACGCTGCATAGCTTCTCGTTGAGATAGTAGCGGTTTTCCTCCGTTAGCCTCCATAAGGGTACGTATCATTTCGGTATCATCGTCAATATCGAAAGGGGTGATGATGGGGGTGATGTCTATATCTTTCAGTTCTTTCTCAAAGGGTAGATACATCTTAGAAAGGAAGGCTAAAATGATATTGATACGCCTTTGTAGGGCCGGTATGAATATAGCCTCATTGTCCTTCACCTTGAGGTGTGCGGGTAACCAAGCGAGTTTGCGACCTACACCTGATAGCATATTGCCTTTGCCAGCGTAGAACTCATCGGAAAGGTCGGGGGTGTGTGAGAACTCGTGTATATCACGGCGGTTCATACTCATTTCTTTGTCGAAACTCTCATTAGCATTAGGAGGTACGACGAATTGCACGTTTCCACCATCTTTTACTTCAAAGACTTTACCGCCCGTGTTGTTACCTGACATTTTCCCTTCGACTTTGCCTGCTATCATTAGAATAGGTTCACCAAATTTTCTGTTACTTTCAGAGAAGTAGGTACGCTGTACTTCTGCTATTTCGATGAGGTGTTGTACAGCTTCCCATTCGGGTTTTTCTTGCTGATATAATACTACTGGTATTTTGCCGATGATGTTTGGTTCTACTTTGGTAGTGGTTTGTCCGTTTTTAGTAGTGAAAGTGTATATAAATTCAGCGGTGAAGGCTTGGAATACAATTTCGCCCTCTTTGGTGGTACTTTCAACGGCAAAAGATATAAGGTTGTTATTATCGTCAAATCGTGGGTATAGCTTGTACTTTTCGGGTGATAGTATCATGTGTCGCAAAAGGAATTTAGAAGGCACGCCGTATTTCTCGTTTTGCTTTTCTTCGGTATACCACAATTCCGCTACTTGTGTATACCGCTTTACCTCTGTACATATTTTGCTATCTGAAAAACTCATTTTGTTTGACTTGATAACCTCCTGAAAGGCAGTAAATAGAGGGCTATCCTCAGCGGTGTACTTGTAGGGTATAGCGGTTTGGAACATTGTGGCAATATCTACAATACGCTTTTGGTAAGGCAATCCTACACGATTGAGAGCGCGATGACTTTTTCTAAAACGTTCCTTTCCGTTAGCATCTAACATAGGATTACCATCTTCATCTGTGATTGGTATCAAAATAGACTGGTCAGGATATTTGTGTTTGTTTTGGAATATATCGTGCTTTTTTACATCGTATTGTTTTTTGTAATGGTCGATGTCTACTGGTTTTATTCCTTGTTTAAAATCTTCTTGTGTAATAGATTGTTCGTTCATATTGCTATATTTTTTTAAATCATTGAGGCAAGTTGATATAAGTTGTTATTTGTTCCACTTAGTAGCTTCATCGTGATATAACGGATAGCATCTATAGCGTGGTTGTAATTATCTATGGGTATACCTGCTTTTTTATCGTTCCAAGCGTAATTTTTTAGCTCTTTCATTACGTTGAAGCTGTAGGGGGTTACCACTAACTTGTAATTGAGCAAGGTGGTTATACCTGCTGATACGCTTCCTGCTCCTTTTTCGCAAGGTTCTATATTTAGACCTTTGTTGCGTAGGTCGGCAATGAGGCGTGGTTCGGCACTATCGGCAACGATAAGGTCGTTTGGGCGGTCGATTAGGGTGCTATTGAGTATATAGAGTCCGTCAGACGATAGTTGTTTGTTACCATAGTATTTTTCAGCTATATATATGATTTTATTACGATTATCCACCGCTACCTTAATGAGTGTGTCTGGGTCAACCGAAAATCCGTAATCTTGTCCGTACCCATAAGGTAATGAGGTGTCGAAATCTCCCATCTCCCAATTGGTGAATATGACCCCTTCGGATACATCAGCCCAGCGACCTATGATTTTTTGGGCGTATTTGGTTTTGTTGAACAAGGACTGACTGAATTTGCCTTGCTCATCGGTGGCTTGTGCGAGGCTTTGGTCTTTTATCTCCTCAATCTGCTTAAAAAACTGCTCATTGAGGTTTTCTGCATTATCAAAGTAGGTGGTGTGTATGTGTAGGACATCAGGGTGGGTGGATAGTTGCACTTCTACGCCGTCAATATTGACTATTTTGTGCGTTTTTTCAATGTACTTCTTATAAATGAAATGCTCGGCATTGGAGGGGTTTAGAATGAGAATAACACGCAATTGCTTGCCTTTCTGACGGATTGAGAGTATTAGCTTTTCGTAATCTTCCTCTGATAGCCATTCCTCCATTTCATCGCCTACGAAGGTGGTAATACCGTGTAATGATTTAAGGTTGGCGGTTTGGTTTCCTGATGAGGTTTTGATACCTTTGAAAAGTATTTCAGAGCCTGAAAAGGTGTTTTTAATTGCTGTTTTGGTGATACTGAAATATGCCCCAGTGCCTTCTGCTTCTATCTTTTCTTCAAACTCAGGGATAATGGAGCTGTGGGCGGATACCATTGTGTAACGGCTAAATAGTATCTTATGCCCTGCTTCAAAAGATAAGCGTTCAAGGAAAGTGGAGGCGTTGTAGGACTTGCCGCTGCCTCGACCTCCTGAAAGGATGGTGATGAACTTATCTTTATTCAGATATAGGGGATTATATACGGGTTGCGTTTTAATCATTACTTTTACTATTGCTTTTGAGCCATTGGGCGATGTCGATAGAGCCTTGTACGGCGACTTCGTCTTTGATGCCGTCATCGGTTTTGAAAGTGGATAGTACAGTTTGCATTGCTGTCATACGGGTTTTATAATCGACTGGCACTTCACGGAATTTGTTAGGAATTACTGTGCCGTCTTCATCAGTAAGAGGCTCACGGATAACACCCATAATGGCAATGACTGACACCAAGTTAGACACATCGTTAAAGGTACGTGCTCGGTAGGCTTTTTGTACGATTTCCAATTCAGGGTTTTTACGAATACGGCGATATACCCCTGAATAATCTACTCCTAACATTTCGGCTGCCTTAGTAGGTTGTCCGTTGGCTTTGATAAGAGCTTGTTTTAGTTCCTCATCGGTGTATTTTTCGTTATCTATCTTCTTACGTGGTTTCATATTGATTTTTATTGAAAGTTATTAGTCTATGCGCTCTACCTTTGCCGATAGCGTTTCTCCTTTTATCATTTTAAATTCAGGGTCAAACCCCATACGGATCATAAAGGCTTCTTTGTTTTTCCAGTTATCAAAGGAAAGCGTTACGTAAGCATCTAAATTTTGGGCTTTTTCAATGGCTTGTTGTTTGATAGCTTCTTTTGCTTCTTTGACTTGTTGTTTTTTCTCTTCATTGGATATTTCTCGCTCGATGTCTTTTTCCTGCTTTATGGGCGCGTATGTTTCTTCTATAGCTTGTGATAGGTCGGGTACTTCAAAGGAAGAATAATCAACGGCATATAGGTTAAGGTCATAATCGTCAAGCCCCGCATTGAGGTAATCAATATCAGGAATAAGTGAGCGCATTAGCTCTTCGTCAAGTTCGGTGCGTGAGCATGTCTGAAATATATTTTGTTCCTTTTCTGTTTTAAGGTCAAAAGACACTTTTTCTACTTTGATTGTGTAGTCGGTTTCGGGAGTGCCATCGTACTTGTGTATAATATCAAGTGACATTACTCTTTTGTGTCCATCTACAAGGTTTGAGGTTTGCTCATTCCAAATTATGCCACCTAAAAATCCTACGTTTTTGATGTTTTTACGCATTTGTGCGATTTGCTCATCTGTATGCTTTTTAGGATTGAAGGGAGCAAAGTTTATTTGTGAGCGTTGTATAGTGATTGTTTCACTTTGCTTGTATAGTTCCTTTTGTGTTTTTGTTTTTTTGGTCATAGTCAAATAGTATTTTTTCGGATAATGGATAAACATCTAATATTTTTTGCAAGTCATTAGGGTAATGCTCACGTAGGTATAGATATACATCAAGGTCAAAGGTTATTCCGTTACTTTTTTTATTGCTGTATTGTATGGGTTTGGGTAATCTGTTATTGCTAATATACCGAAGTACATCTTTGTCTTTCCATAAAGAAAAAGGATATACGAGTTTTGTAGGTGAAATGGCTTGCATTTCGTATTGTCGTAACATTATACGCCTATTCATACTATCAGACTGTTTCATTCCTAAGAATACGTACTCAATTTGTGTTTCGATGCGTACTGATTGTATTATGTCGGATAGTTTGAGTATACGTGTATTTTGAGGAGTACAGAATAACCCTGATTTATTGATATAAGTAAGGGCGTAATGAGGTCTCTGTATAAATGATATGTTAGGGTATTGCTTTTTTGAGAAGTTTATGAATTTATTGATATGCTCAAGGTCTTTTACAAAGTACATAAATACGCATACGACCTCATTGAAGTTTTGAGCGCACCAATGTAGCAGTGCGATGCTGTCTTTGCCACAAGAATAAAATAGCAAAACACGGTTAGTTTTAGCTTTAACCGTGTCTATAACTTGCTGTGTGTGTTGGTAGATATTCATAGATTAACCCGCTGAAAGTCCTGCTTGTTTTCTAAAAGCAGCGTATACGTTTCGCCTACGTTGTTGTACTGACAACGCTTGACCTTTTTGATTTCTACCATATCGGGCTACTCGACTAATGCCCGATAGTTTGTTAATTTGTTTTTGGATTTGTGTTTTTCTAACTCAGCTGAATGTTTTAAAGGGTTATTAAATATTTTTCTTGCTTAGCACCTTGCCTAATGTATAAACCATTTGGGCTTCGATGTACTCTTGTCCATCTTCTTCGTAGGTGATTTCTTCACCATTTTCATCAACAGATAGTTCTATTTCAGAGTTGGTGATTTCGATAACGACTTCAGGGCGATTGGTTGCATAACCGTTGAGAAACTTAATAGCATCGTACTTTACAGGCTGAAGCCACTGGTCTTCATCTTCAGCCTCTGGATTTTGAATAATGTACTTATCGGCATTCTTTGGTCGAATTTCTCGATACTCTTTTGTTTTTGTCCCTGATAGAATATCTTCTAAATAAGGGCGTTTGATTTGTAATGTTAATATTTTCATATTGCAATATTTTATTAGTTGCGGGGGCTGGACTCGAACCAGCGACCTCGTGCAAGTTAAACACGCAAGCTAGCCTACTGCTCTACCCCGCTGGTAAGGCAAAGGTACGGTGATTGTTGCTATATTGCTTGCTGATAGTTTGACATTTTTTTGACATTTTTTTGTGTGGTGCAAATATAGTGATTTTATGCGATACTTACAAGGTTAAACTTCTTAAAACAGCGATATTCGTGGCATTCGGTATCGAAGTATACTTGTACAGTATTATTGGTTTTGCGGCTTTGCTGGGTAGGAGGTAGCAAATCGGGGCGTAATGTACCCCACGCTTCACGGGTTGAGCCGTCTACTTTTTGAAAGTAGAAGCGTACGATTTGGCTGCTCATTTTGCTTTTTAGTTTGATATTTGCCCACGCTTTTTTGAGGCATTCGCTGAATGATAACCCTGTTTGGCGTGCAAACTGCCAAGCGAGGGTAAAAACGTTCTTTTTGTCGGTATTTTTCATTTTGATATAGGTATTAAGGTTATTAATTATTTTTTAGTGTGTAGTGTAATACGGTTGCTTTGTGTATGGTTTTAGCATTGTTGTAGGTAGATGATTTGCTTTCTTTGATAATATCAAATGTGTGTTTGTCAGTTACACTGGTGATATATGTTTTTTCAGCTTTATCAAAGTAGGTACTGATAATATAACGGTCGTTTATGGTGTCGTGTAGTGCTTTCATTTGCTTTTGAGGTTTTAAAGGTTAAATATAGATTTTTCTAACAAGCCCTTTACCATAGGCGTTCACATATGAAGAACCAGCACTTTTTGACCAGTATTCATAATGAGAGCGGTTTTCTTCAAGTTCAGCTTGTGCAAGGGCTTCAGTTTTGAAGGTTTTGCTCAGCTTGTTGTAGCCGCTGATAATAGCGTACCCGCCTCTTACTTTGGCTACTTTTAGAGTTATATCAAAGTTGATTTCTGATAGTGCTTTAATGGTTGTCATAGTGTTATGTATTTAAAAGGTTATTACTGATATATTGAGCCTTTTTGCGCCTTGCTCAGGGCGTGGGGGTTAGACATTTAGAATTTTTGAATAATTGTTGTATTGTTCTTGCAAGAAAGAAAAATATTTTATAAACTTTTTTTCATTTTCTTTGGTGAATGTACCCTCTATTTTAGTTTAAAAGCAGTTTAAAGACTTGCTTAGGTCTGTTTTTTTAGAATGTTAAACTGTCTTTTAATTGACTTACTACTGTATTAAACTTTTCGCGGGTTGTTTTTTTAAACTTTAAATTCTTGTTAGGTAAATACCCCCCTTTGCTAAATTTTGCTGCGCCAATGTTGCCTCGTATATCATAAGATACGCAAACGAAATCGGCAAATACATCTTCTTCATTTACTACATTTAGCACGTTTATATAAGTAACGTAGCTACTGTTCTTATCTATCATTTCATAAACGTTACCTTCTTTGAGGTCTTTTAATTCTAATGCTTTCATACTATTAATGTGTTTAATGTTATTACTTGTTCTTATTGTTTGACAGTGCAAAGGTATAACTATTTTTACATATATGCAAATTTTTATATACTTTTTTTTATATATTTTTGTAATTTATTTTGTAAACGATTGATAGTAAGCACTTATGCAAATAATACTTTTTTTAATTATTTTGCTATATCAATTATTTTACATACTTTTGTGGCGTTAATGTAATTATTCTTATATATGATAGATTATAACTATATCACTAAAAAGATTAAAAGCAAAGGGTTTAAACTTGCTGATGTAGCAAACACGCTGGGGGTACAATATCAGACGCTAAACAAGAACCTTAAAAACAATTCCCTTGATACTATTCAAAAAGTATCAGAGGTTATAGGGGTTTCATTTTTTGAATTGTTATTGCCTCCTGAAGGTTTTACTCACTTTTACGATGAACAGGGCCGCTGGCTGGGGATTGTAAGAAAGTACCCATACTCACAGGAGGCTGATAGTATGCAGCTGAAAGAACGCTTTGAGCAGGAGCAGCCAAAAGAGGGTGAAGAATAAAAAACTACCGCCCCATAGGTGAGGCGGTAGCAAATTGAAAAAACATAATAAAAATGAGAAAAATACTATAAAAGAATTAAGAGCGCTTAGACTTTTTCATTAGGTTTATTAGTACTCTTTCCGAGTTTTTAAAACATTGATTGTACTGTGTGTTTTTATCTGCAAGCGAATGCTGGTGGAGGTAATAGGTTACACTGGTACGGGATACACGTAGATAGTTAGCTAAATCCTCTTGTGTGCAGCGAAAATGCTTCTTTGCTAATCCGCAAAATAGTTTCTTTAAGTCTGATTGGCTAAATTGTTGCGTCTCTGTGACTGTTTCGAGGGCTTTTTTTATATTGTCAAACATAGGAATTAGGTTTTATGGTTAAATCTTTTTAGGTAACTTTTCTATTTTAGGTGCAAAATAATCACCAACGCTAATGTAATTTTCTACTACTTTCTGAAACTCCTCAAAGGTGTAGCATACAGCATAGGTATGCCCTAGTGTGATGACTTTTTTCTGAAAGTCTTTTTGGTTGGCGGTTTGGCGATTGCCTTTGACTTTCATTTCGATATAGAGGCTTTTACCTTGTGGAAGGAGTACTACCAAATCGGCTACCCCTGATAATACGCCCTCTGCTTTGAGGCGTTGCGCTTCACGTACATTGCGACTGCCTCCATTAGGAACGGCGTATATAACAAGGTGCGGATATTGGTATCTGAACCAGCGAACGCAGGCTGTTTGGAGGGTGCTTTCTTGGTGTTTCATTTTTTATGATTAAAATCTATGCTGCAAAGGTACGGAATGATTTAAATAATTCCTAATATTTTTTGTTGTAACTTTTTGTATATCAATATTTTGAAACGTTACTATTAACGTTGCGTTTTAACATTGCAAAACAGCAATCGCCTGACTATCACACCCTATAAAACGCAAAAAGACGAGCGTTTTGCCCGTCTTTTTTTGAAAATTATTTTGTTATATTTATAACTTTTCTATGTTTCTGAGTTTTTCGAGGTAGAAATCGCGTATTCGTTGAAAATCTTCATCGGTAAACTTGTTGTCTCTGAGTCTCATTCGCTTGTGAGTTGCTGCTGATGTACTCTTCTGAATGGCACGCGCTACCTTGCTATCGGATAGCTCTAATTGCTGAATGATGTATATTACTTTTTCGTGCGAGGTCATAATTATTCTTGTGTTATCATATTAGTGCTGTACCATTCCCACGCTTCATCTAAGAATTGTGTTTCGGATATTTCAGGGGCTAATTCTCCACCAGTTAATTTTACGTTATTCTGAATTATTATGAGGTTGAACTTCTCATATTCATTGAATACGTATAATTTCTGAGGCTTGCTCTTTAATTCTCTGTTAAGAACTATCTGCTGTGTGCGCTCTCTAATTACCAATATCAGAGATAAGTAGAGAGGAGAGTAGATAAAGTGAAAACCATTAGGCAAATGCTCAGGCTCTGGCTGTAATGCCAATAAGAATTTAGGCATTTTTAGTTCAAAAAGTTTGTCATTATCCATATATTTTGTATTTTTGTCCCTCATTTCTAAGGGTTTTAAATCGTTAGACTTGTTTTAATTTTACAAAGTAAAGCCCCTAATGTAGTGTTAGGGGCTTTTAATTTATCTAATAAAGCGATACTTAGGCAAGAAATTGCGACTACCCCCTATTTTGAATTTACTAACCATTTCGCCATAATAGTTAATAGGTTCATCAAGGCTAATTGTGGTAACATTGCGCCCATTGTAATCATATTGGTGCGCACTGTAACCTACTGACATATTGGGTAATCGCCATACCCCCCAATTCATAGAATTAAGATAATACAATATTCTACTGAGGTTATCTACATTAGCCTCGAATACTTTACCCTCTTTAATTTCATTTTCAAGGGCACGAAAGTCTGCTTCTAAATCTTGCATTTCTTTCTCATTCTGAATTTTCTTTGCTTCGTGTTTTCTCTTGCAGAAATTGCAGAATTTAGTGTACGCTTCATCCAGATTTTCGTTGGTAATTTCACCATCTACATCAATGAATGTTACAAAGTATGGTCTTTCTGTGAATTTTTGTGCCTCTACCTTTTCATAAGGCACTTCATTAACTTGTGGGTAACCTTGCTCTTTCTTTTTGAAAGTAACATTACCTGCTACAATGTAGGTGTAGCTATTTGTTGTGTAAAATTCTAATTTCATCGTTCTAAACATTTTAAATGTTAATACTTATTTTAAATTTACAAATTCGGTTGCACTCTCTAAGGTGAACTTCTTAGAGTAGTACTCCTTAGAGTATTTTTTATTCTTTTTTACAAAAGCGTAATAATCTTTTAAAAGTTTTTTGTTTGATTTTACAAAATCAAGTACTTCTTGGCTTGCTTCTTTGTTAGCGTTAAGTTTTGCTTTACTTGCTGCTGCTTTGGCTTCTGCTCTTCTTTCTTCATCTTCTAATTCTTCTTGTAACTTAGAGATGTATTCAGCATTCTTCTGTAATTCGTAAGCAATTACCCACATTTGCTTTTCGCTGAAAAAATCTTTTAAATTTTCAGAAATAATTTTGTGAGCTAATGATGATGTAGGTAAGTATGCCATTAATTTACTTCTGAAAGAATTAGCAACTTGGCGATTCGTTTCTTCTACAAAACTACCAATAGAGCAGACAGTTGATACGCTTGGGTTGATGTAAGATACTTGGTTGTAGATGTCTTTAACTGTAACTGTAACTTTCATTTTCTTTGAGTTTTTAATGTTAATAATTGTTCTTATTTTAATTTTACGCTGCAAAGATATGGCAAGATTTTTAATTACGCAAGTATTTTACTTGTCTTTTTCATTTATTTTGTTATATCTGTAACAAAAGTGTATAACTGTTATATAATCAATGTTTTACATACAATATTTTTTTGCAAAAAAAAGAGACAAAGAACTAAAAAAAGTGTCTTTGTCTCTCAAAAAATTAAAGGATTTCCCAATTAATCTTTGGAATCGTAACCTTACAAGTAAAAGTGGGTTTTCTCTCAATTAGTTTTGTATAATTTCCTAATGATACCAGAGGCTCATCTTTACTTAAAGAAATTAGGAATGCCTTTAATGCCTTTCCTTGCTCTTCTGATAATAGCAAGGGAGAAAAAGTATTATCCTCTTCCTTCTTACATAGAATAAGAGAGCCTTCTTTTAATTCGCTTAATTTTGTAATCATATTATCTATCTTTATTTTCGTTTAATGTTATTACCAAATTCCTTATGTACTTCAATTAACTTCATCACCAGCCCTTCACGTGCTTTCTCATACTTTTTCGCAAAATAGCTAAACGTATGCCCCTCCTTAATATCCAAGTGGTAGAATGCGCATTGCGTACCGATGTTAATATCCTTGAAGGTAATCTTGTAGCCTTTCTCTCTGAACCAAGCGAGGGTGTCTTCCCAAGTGGGTACAGAAAGTTTTCCTATTCCATTGTGGTTTTCTACCACGTATGCTCTACAACTATTGGAGGTGATAAATCCGTATTCATCGCCTCTTTTCTTTAACATTTCCCAGCCGTGATAATATAGAAATTGGAAATGGCAAGGTTCATCAAAGCCTATTGCTTTAAGTTCTAGGGCTATATCCAAAGGTACAAGCCAAGTGGTGTAATTCAATTTATTCATCTTTGATAAATTTTCCGTTAATAATCTTGCCTTTTCTGTTTTTGATTTCGTTGTAGGCGATATTGAGACACTCCTCAAGGGTGGTGTTTGCCGAATGAGCTATACTATTCAGATGCTTAAGTATATTAAAACCACTCAAAAAAGGAGATGGTTTAACAGTAGAATACTTATTAAGAGCCTCGTCAAAGAATAGGTTTATTATTGATTTATTGGCGTAAATAGCTGATAAGGTATGAGGTGTATCAGCCCTAAAAGGCTCGGACAAGGCTTTTTTGATAATCGCTTCTACATTTTCATTTCTGAAATAGCAGTAGTTAATGAGGGTTACCATTACATCGCCTATGGCATCTTGGACAGCTGGGCGGTCGTTATCATAACACGCTTTGATGAGTTCGCCGACTTCCTCGTGGGTTTTGAGGAGTTCATCAAATGGTGTTAGTCGCTCATAAATGCCTCTTTCTTTTGCCCATTCTTGGATAAGAGGCACAAGTTCTTGGATTGTTAAATTTTGTGTATTCAT